TTCCAGAAGCGTGACGGATCCACTGGTGCTGCTGTGAAGGTTAGGGCTGAGTCCATTGTTATCGCTTCTGATAAGCGTGAAGAGGCTGCAGTGCATGAGGTGTGGCCTACGGTGAACCCTAACCAGGCGATTACTGAGAGTGCTCCTTTCTGATGCGCTGGTCTGGGTTTGTGATTCTGGGGTCTCTCGCTACCCTGTACCTGCTTTTGGCTAGGGAGGCTGAGGGTCTCTTGGCTGGGTTTGGGTATGTGGCGTCAGCTTTTTTCTATGTGCTGTCTATTGTGAACTTGGCGAAGCCTAGAAAATAGTTTGAAAAAGTTTGTGTTTGGGCTTGCGCTCTGTGTGTGTAGCGGTATACACTAGAGACATCAACCAAGAGAGGAACATCAAAATGCAAACCTTCAAAACTATCTCAATCCAGTGTGACGAGTGTGGCGCAGACAACGCTGGCTGGCCTGTAGAGGACATCATCGTGTGTTCAACCTGCTTCCTGTCTTACGAGTAAGAAAACACAGATAGGGCCCCTCTTAGGAGGGGCTTTCTGTTTGCCCAGGTAGACTGGTTAGGTGAGCCTAACTTTTGATGTTTACGGTAGACCGGCTCCACAGGGCTCCAAACGCTATGTGGGGGGCAACAGGGCTCAGGGTGGGCGCTTTATTGAAGCGAGCAAGTATCTGCCGGCATGGAGGAAAGCTGTCACCTCCACAGCGGTAGCAATCATGGAGGATGAGGGCTGGGCTACTTGCACAGATCCTGTAACCCTTGAGGTCATCTTCTACCTGGAGAGACCTGCCACGATTCCGCAAAGCAAAAGACCGTGGCCTATCAAGCCACCTGACTTGGACAAACTGTTGAGAGCTGTTGCAGACTCTTGCTCTGATGCAGGTGTGTGGCACGACGACGATCAGGTTGTGCATGTGATTGCCTGGAAGTGTTACGCAGACACGCGAGAACCTGGAGCATCCATCAAAATCACCCCCATTGTCACTGGTGAGGGGTTAGACTTTCTCTAGTTTCAATGAAAGGTGGAATGTTCATGCTTGAAGATTTGACTCCCCCAGTAAGAGTGTTCCCTTGCAAAGTGCGTGAGGTAGCAGACAGCTTGGATGAGAGCGACAGCACTATCTTCATGAACGCGATTGCTAACCTTGGTGAGTGGTCTAACAATGGTTTGGCTGCTGAGCTCACTAAGCGTGGTGTTTACATTAGTGAGAAGTCCATTCGGAAGCATCGCAGGAAAGAGTGCTCATGCTAGAGAACCTGGAACCAGCGAGAAAGGTTGAGGCTCCTCAAGGCTTCAGACCGTCTCTGGAGTTTGACGGCAATGAGGGTACAGCGACTACTGAGGGTTTTGCTGAGCCACCTAACTTTGATGAGTTCCTGGCAGAGCGCGGTTACAGTCCTGATGAATATGAGATTGTGGGTACACCTCGGACCTCACAGTGGCAGCGCTGGGATGGGTTGTGGCTGACAGCGTACAGGTTCCACTTCCGCAGGAAAGTCACTGACATTGACCTGCCCACTCTTTATGCTCAGGCCAGCAAATCGAAAAAAACGAAAGCACCTAAACCTAAGAGCTCTGACAGGGTGTATGTGATTTGCCCTGCTGACTTCCAGATCGGCAAAGGGGGGTCGCGTGGCGGTCATGAGGAGTCCATTCAGCGCATCCATGCAGCCTATGAGCGCGTAGAGCAGAAGCTGAAAACTGGCAACTATGACCACATAGTAATTCTTGACATGGGGGATGTCATCGAGGGTGTGAACAATAAGGCTGACATGGATCAGCTCATCACGAATACTCTCAGTCCCATGCAGCAGGTAGATTTAGCCTCTGCATTACTATTTGACCTCATCAAACTTGCATCGAAATATGCCCCAATAACTTATGGCTCTGTAGCTTCTAATCACTGTCAATTTAGGGTGAACAAAGCAGCGGTAGGCAGACCTGGCATTGATGACTGGGGTGTTGTCATCTTGCAACAGCTCAGGAGGATTTCTACAGAGGTTGGGTTGCCTGTGGAACGCTGGCTGATCCCTCATCCTCATGATGAGGGGTTTGCGTTTGATGTCTTTGGTGATGGCTCTCATGTGCTGGGGGCTATTCATGGACACCAGGTTTCACGCCCTGATTCCTTCCAGGGCTTTTGGACTAAGGCAGTATTCAATACCAGCTATCTGGCAGCTGCCACTCTTATGGTCAGTGGTCATTTTCATCACCACAGATGCGAGCAATTCGCAGGCGGTGAGGGCAGAGAAAGATGGTGGGTGCAAGCCTCCACAATGGATAATGGCTCTGACTGGTACACACGCATGAACGGTGCAGGCGGTGACAGTACAACAGCACTAACCTGTTTCGAGCTAGAGAAAGGTGTGCCCTTCAGGGGTAGGGTGGACTTACTATGAGTGATGAGTTCGAGTTTGAGCGCATCATGCACTCTATGCAGGCACAGGATCTGCCACCTGTTGAGGTTATCTCTGGTGACTTCCGCGCTATCGCTCGCAACTTTTTCACACTCCCTGTAGAGATGCTGTTTGCGTTGAAAGAGGCACAGTTTAGGGAGGATGGGTCAGACCTGCTCCTCCTGTTTGATATGGCTGAGCTGTCGTTCACTGAGGATGACTTTGACCGCATGAAAGACATGAACATCAGGGAGTTCCTGAATGTCATTTATGAGTGGGTGAACTTCGATAGGGGCGATGGTGGAGCTGGCAGACTTAGAGGATAAGCATGAGGGTGAAACCGTTTGGGTGTTAGGTTCTGGCCCTAGCCTCAACTTCATCACACCTGAGTTCTTCCACGACAAAGTAACAGTCTCCACTAACTTCAGTGCAAGAGCTCTAGGGCATGACCCTGACTATGCCTTCAGTCACTATCACGCAAACGCGAAAGACCTGCTCTCTGACTGTGGCACTGTAGTCACGATTGAGCGAGACACACTCTCCTATGAGCCTTGGCAGGGTGAGAAGCCAGGACACCTGGTGACAGCACCCACAAACTATGACAGACCACCAGGATCCTCATGGAATCCCCTCACATCCCACACACCAAAGCAGGGCACTATCGCTTACGGTTCCTCTAGCCTGCATGGGGCAATGCACTTAGCAGCAATCATGGGTGCTGACTTCATCATGCTTGTAGGTGCTGACTGTGGACAGATTGACGGTGCAGACCGCGTGGAGGACTACCAGGTGCAGGGAGGTCACACACTCTGGCAACTCTATGACAGACACCATAAGCTCATGAAGGATTACCTGGAGGAGAAGTACGCGGTGAAAGTCCACTCTCTCAACCCATTCATAAACCTCAACATTGAGGGTCACAAGTTCACAGGTGTCTCATGATCCCTAACCTCATCATCCCTGTCCTCAACCGTTATGACCTGCTAGACAGGATGCTCGCAAGCATTGACTACCCCGTTGCTCACCTGCTCATCATTGACAACGGTGCAAGCCAGGTAGAGGAGGACCTGGAAGTGCATGTCCCAGAGTGCGTAGAGATGACAACCTATCTCCCTATGCCATCCAATCTGGGTGTTGCAGGGTCATGGAATCTGGGCATCAAACTCTTCCCGTTAGACAACCGGTGGACCTTCGCAAGCAATGACATGTGGTTTGAGCCTGGGGAACTCGAGAAGCTCGCATGGGCTGCACCCACAGACCTCACACTCATCAATGACTTCCCCTACTGGCACGCCTTCTGTGTGGGAGAAAAGGTTGTGGAGAAGATAGGGCTGTTTGATGAGGCAATCTATCCAGCGTTTTGTGAGGACAACGATTACCAGCGCAGAGCACAACACAATGAAATCCCCATCACCCTCCTCGACATCAAGACAGGTCACGATAACTCCAGCACCATCCACTCAGACACCACATACAGGTTCCGGAACAACAGCACCTTCCCTAACAACCGCTCCTACTATGAACGCAAACAACGCGAGGGAGACTACACACAAGGATCCTGGAACCTCACCAGGCGTAGACAGAATGACTGGACCTAATGCCATTCCAGAAACCCTGCATCATGTGTGGCAAGTTGTCACCTGATGCAACCTGCAAACAATGCCACCTGAAGAAAGAACGAGCCAGAGACAG